ACGAGTGTAAGCATCCATTACTTCTTTACCACTCATTTCTTCTATAGCTTTAGCAGTTTCAGGTGTGATCTCTCCATTTTCAGCAAACTCTTCTGATGCTTTAAAGACTACATCAGCTTGAGGATCATCTTCAAATGGATTAATCTCATCCTCATCTGTAGAATCTTTATCTACAGGTTGAGTTTCCTCTTCCGAATCTTTTGAATCAGGCTCAGATTTTTCGCCCAATTTTTTTTGGAGTTCAATATAAGCTTGCTCTAATTCTTCTGCGTCTTTATATTTACCAGCTAATAATGCATCTTGTTCTTCTGCTAGTTTCTCACCAACTTCTAAAGAAGCAGCATCTCTTTCTTCGGCTGCTTCAATAGCTTCTGGGTCATCACTAGGGTCATACGTTAGGTTGACTGCCATAATTTGTTTCTGTTTCTAATCCTCCGAGACCAACCGTAGTTACTATACCACCAGGAGGATGAATTGTTGGTTCACCTATCATGGTTTCTTGTGCATACTTAAATTGATTGGGTTCGAAAGAGGTGGGTTTAGCAATTTCCTTGCTATCTAATTTAACTTTCGGCTGGGTTCGGGGCTTCTTGCTGCGAACCTTCTTCGGCCTGGTCGGTTTGACCTGTAAGTTGTCCTCCTGTGACATTGTTAATCATCTCCTCTGCGTTAGGGTTTTTAGATGGATCAGCGATAGGAGCATTCATAAACGAACCAGTTTGAGATGCCATTGTTTGTTGCATCTGTGCTTCTTGTGCAGCTTGTGCTTCTTGCTGTTGTACTTCCATGGACTTAACTAAGTTAAGAACATCTATACCTTGTGCAGCTGCAAGACGTTTAATAGCTTCATCAGCATTGACATACTTAGTCATTGCTTCAGGACCAAGTACTTGAGAGATCGTTGTAATAAATGTTGTTAATGATTCTCTATCTTGTCCACGACCTAAAGCATTAATACCTGCTACGATAGTAGGTTTAACAATGTCTTTAGGAATACGTGGTAACTCACCTGATCTTTGTAAGGTAAGTAGTTTCCTATTTAAATAGGGTACTAAGAACTCAACAGTTAACAGTGAGAATAAACCACCGAGTTGTTGTTCTAGTTCTAATTGTGTGAGGCGTACCTCTTCAGCTGTAGTGCGTTCACTCTGCCTTATGTTTAATACTAGGTGAGCTTCAAGTAAACGTTTTTCTAATTGAGAAGACAACTCAGCAGCTGTTCTAAAATCTGCTGTCTTACCAACTTGGATGACACCTATATCATCGGGGCGTCCTTGGACGATTGCTCCGTTACCTGCTGCCGCTATGGTCTGCGGTTTGGTAGAGCTTGAGGGTGATACTGTAAAGATTACTTTTGCAGCCGCTGCAGAGCCTTCTACGAGTGCCTGAGAGAGTGCTTCCAATGATCGGAAGTCTCCTAAGAACTCTTCAACTCTACCACGTCCATAATTCTCACCATCAATTGAGTTAAACCTAAGTACTAACCATGGGCTAGCATCCTTGGGTGCTTTGCCTTGCGTACCTGGTATTATTTTATCGAATGCTTCTTGGTGCCATACCCATTTGTTACCACGTAACTTGACACAGGTATAGACTTCCACATCTTCAGTATGTCCACCAGTACTGTTGGTACCATAGTCTCCAGGGTGATTTGGATTTCCCTGTAGTGCTAAGAACTCTGCTGGTAGTAACTCTCTGTTAATTAATTCTTTTGTGGCGATCTCTATTACGTTGCCGTTTCCATCTCGTTCTATAACATACCTGTTCAATGGATAATGCTTAAGACCTTCCTTACCCATAAATATAAGGGCGTTACCACCTACAACTAGATGCTTAATAGCTTGGTGTATAGTTACTCTATCACTGGAAGCAGCAATAGAATCCATTACCATTCTCTCAAGCTTCGAGAAACTTAAGTCAAGTTCAGATCGTACATCTTTAGGTAGCTCTGTTCCAAGTTTATCATCTTGAATCTGAAACTTAAAGAAGGTAGTCTGTGGTGGTAACAATGCAAGCATTAATTTTGCTGCTAATGTTACCACACACTTGGATCCTACTGACTGCCATGGAGTATCTAGTTTTATATGTGATGTTCTACCCTCATCGTTTTGAATGAGGTAAGGAAGGGTAAGCTTAGAGCATTGAACGGCGGTGTCAAGAAACTGTGTCCGGTTCCTAGTAAGGTGATCGTACCTTTTGCGTGCGTTCATTGTTATTATACGTTAGCTTTACCTGATCCACCTATTCCTGCAGTTGGTGTAGCACTAGGGTTGAGTGATATCCTAAGTCCTGCCAACCCTCTTTTCTTAGTAGTCTTTTTCTTTCGTCTTACACCTTGAGCCGCATCATCTAAATTACTCTTAACTTTAGTAGGACTAGGAGTATAATCTAATGGGTCAGGTTTCTTATTTATTGCAGCTTGCATAGCAGCAAGTGCTTTGTCATTAGCTGCTTTTATTTGTGATGCTTGTCTTTCAGCATCAGCTCTAGCTTGTTGGGCTGCTCGTTCAGCAGCTCTACGTGCATCTCTAGCAGCATTTTTACCAGGCCACCAACACATAATTAAAGTACCTCATCATTGAGTCGTGATCGAATCCATTCTGTTACTGATCTTTGACCAGCCTTATACATTATAGATTCTATTTGTTCTTTTGGGTGGGGGTTAACGGGCGGAAATTTTTCTTCTAGTTCTCCTAGAAGTTTCTCTACAGTAAGACCTATGTTAAGCGTACTGTGGGAGGTTTGTATTTGCATGTTCAAAAAAGGCGGGCATTCTAGCTCGCTGTGTCTCAGAAAATTCTGGGGCTTTGCCCTCATACATTAATCTGTCACTAGCATCTAGCCAAAAATTTTTGTCCAAATATTTATCGATAGTATTTATACCTAGGGGTTGGAATACCCAATTAATTGTGGCCTTCCTAAGTTTATCCAAAGATTGACTAGGAGATAAGCCCATATCGTGACATACCAAAGAATTACAAGCCACGTGGATTTGTTCATCTCTGGAAATATCAGCTGATACCGTTCGGAGACCAGGATCCCCACAAAACCTAAAAAAAGGCAGAAGTACAAAGAATATAGCACGTTCAGCTACCAATGCTTTTAAAATAGTGTGATCTGGGTGTTCTTCCCATGCTGTCCTCAATCGGAGTGCCTCGGCCTCAGCCTTAATGTCAACCCCAATTGAATTAGCAATATACCCAAGAGCAAGGTCATGGTTTTCTTCGTCTTTAACGTTGGATTCTAATAATATTCGGGCAGATTCGGGAACGCCTTTATCAAGGCTTTCTGTAACCCACTCACCAACTGGTAACTCCATGTGGCGTATTGCAAGAGCACGGTAGATGGTTTCTTCAGCACCCTCTTTGAGTTTACCAGCTGTGGTTTGAACGGGAGTCCACTTTCGCTTTCTCCCAAGTAATTTTTCATACGGATCTTTCTTCATCATTCTTGACAATCACAGGTTATTGGCTCGTTTCCGAGTATATCCTGTAAGTAATCTTCCACATCAGCTTGATCTAATGCTGCATACGCATCGGTCTTATCTTGAGTATCGGACATCACTTGCAGGGAGTAGTATAAGGAGGTCTGGGGTGATAGTAACCACTCTTCCACGAAGTTTCTGTCGTATGTAACAACATCACTCCAGCTATTAAAGGAATAGCCGTGAAGAAGTCCTGTTTTATCCATCATTATCATTATCTCATCTGCTACTTTCTTATATGCATCCCAACCTACTTCGCTTGCGATCTCAACATCTCCGTAATCATAGTGTTCTACACCAAATGTTCCAGAGTCTCTATCAACTGATCGTGCGATAGGCGGTGCGATTTCTGGTGTGCATGTATAGCCATCCAGATCTTTGCTTTTATAACTGCAGCTGGCAGTTGGTGCGATAGCAAAGGCTCGTACCATATTATGATTCCGAGCCACTGTGGCGGCAGACTCAATACCCAGTTTAAGTTGCCAAGCAATTTCACCTGGTATCCCATGAGCCGGCTGGCCGGCATTGACATCAGCCAACGCACTTCCAAAGGCTTCATAAGTAACCCTATATCTTTTTAATAAGTTTGCTAATCCAAGGCATCCAAGTCCGACTTGGCGGTCCGTTTCGGAGGGGAGATATTCGCCAGTTGCCCCGACACCTGTGCGACTATGGAGCTCGCACAACTGGGACATGCCAAGTATGAAAGCCTCTTGGATGTTCCCGACTTCACAGGCACCCAAATTGATATGTTGCAAGAGGCATGTGCCTCGTGAGGGCAGGTATACTTCAAGGCAAACGTTTCCAAAAATTCTCCTAGCTTTGTCATCATATTTTATTTTGTTGAGCCAGATGTCTCCGGATTTAATTCCATAGAGGATGGCAGCTTTAACTTGTTGATCTGTGGTGTTCCAATCTCCGGGGTTGAGATCGACGCATCTTTTAATCCAGGGAGCTTCGGAACGGGGAAGGCGCACGAAGTCAAGGATATCGGGATGGCTAATATCAAGGTGGACCACAACAGCCCCGTTCTTATAAACGCCACCTCTT